GCTAATACGAATGCAAACGGTCTTCCGTTTGAAAAGTGTGTCCTTCGTGGACACGTACCGGGCAAGTCCTACTTGATCGGTGACAAGAAATTCGTATACCTAAAACAAGGACAGTTTACGAAACACATGGCCGATCTCAAAGATCCACAGTGGGAACACAATAAGAAACCAGATGGTGCTTACGTGTCTCACGATCGTAAGACGATCATCATCATCGAGGTCAAACACCAAAAGGTCGCGGGGACGGCCGATGAAAAAATTCGAGCGGGTCCGTGTCTAAGAGAAGAGTACAAGGCTCTTTACCCATCGGTCGAACACGTCCATCTCATGTTCATAGTTAACGAGTTTTTTGCTAAGAAAAAGTATGAAATCGCTATAAAATTTAACGAAAAATTTGGGATTCCAGTATTTTTCGCCAAACGAGTGAGTGTTTTAAAAATGTTCGTGAATACGAAGACTAGAAAAATCACACCGTTCACGTCTGCCTACGCGGTGGACGAAGAAGCCATCAATGACTGGATGACCGAACGATCACTTCAGTCGTGTTAGACGCCGGATTTTTACTATTTATCGCTCGCCTAGCTTTAATGTCCGTCACAGTGTAATCAGAAAATGCGTCTCTCACTAAATCAACTCCCGCGTTACTCATGACAAACTGTGCGCCACTCGATTTCGTCATCTCAAATAATTCTTCGTGGTCTTTCATTCCGAAACCATCCTTTGTGTATCCCACGAAGGATGTTTTCGTTTCAGGCGCATACGGTGGGTCGAGGTACATGAAATCACCCGGTTTTGCTCGGCGTATAGCTTCTCTAAAATCACAGTGTGTGAACTCGACTTTTTGTATGACCTCACTCACCTTTATGAGGTCTGGTACGGCAGGTGTTGTCTTGTAGTGCCCGTAAGGTACATTGAAACCATTAGGACCTTCCCTATAGACACCCCTAAAACATGTCTTATTTAGAAATACAAACATAGCAGTCTTGTTTTGTGTACCCGTATTGTATAGGTGTCTCACCCAATAATAATAACTTTCCTTAGACGTCAAAGCTTCCTGTTCGTCTGTGGGTTTGCGGTTAATATCGGTACCGTTTATGGAGTCGTATACCCTAAAAAGTTCATCCACTTCCTTTTGTAGTTCTTTTGGGCGTGTCTGTATATCTTTGTACGTGTCGATGAGAATCTTATTTAAGTCGTAAGCATAAAATTTCCCCTTCACATTTGCTTTTTCGAGAGCCGCCAACAACACGCTTCCGCCACCCACGAAAATTTCGTGATAATCGTTTATTTCAGAAGGAAAAGCACCTAAGACGTCTTGTATGATTTGTGTTTTTCCACCAACCCACTTAAGAAAAGGCTTCATAATTCTATATAAGGTCTAAGTTTTAAGTCATGGAAGATATACGCAAACACCATAACGAACAAAAACGTGATTTGATACGAGCCGTATCTAATGAAGGGGATGCCGTGTTAGACGTCGGATGTGGGTTCGGGGGTGACATAGGTAAATGGAAACACGCGAAGGTCAACGTGAGCATGTGTGAACCGTGTGAAGACGCACTCGAGGAGGCAAAGACACGGGCAAAGTTTTATAAGATGCGTATCAATTTCTACCACGGGGATATCATGTCTGTTCCAAACAGAAAGTACGACACTATATGTTATAACTTTTCGTTACACTACATATTCGCCACAGAAGACCTGTTCATGACCACGACCAAAGAGATCGCCAAACGCATGAAACCTGGTGGTAAGCTCGTGGGTATCATACCTGATTCAAACCAAGTCATATTCAAAACACCATTAAATCACGAAACGGGAAGTTTTTTCGTGATGAAAGGAACGAGTCATGGGCAATTCGGGGAAAAGTTATTTGTGCACTTGGTGGACACACCGTATTACCAAGACGGTGCAAAATCCGAGCCCATCGCACACAAAGATTTGTTAGTCACGCGATTAGAAAAACTAGGATTTAGACTGAAAACATGGGAACCCCTTCGCGGAAATTCCATATCTGAACTGTACTCGAAATTTATATTTACTTATAAGAGATGATGATCGCCATTCTATTAGTCATTGTAAATCTATTGATACTTTTAAACACAAAACAACCAGAGAACCTAATCATCGTCAAGGAGAGATACGCGCGCCTCAGGGAACACTTGCGTGAAACGAACAACGAAGAATTCCAAAACTTGTACCGCGAGATCCCAATCACGGCACACCACCGAGCGCAAGGCGGGAGTGTTGGGTACAACGTGAACAAGGGCTACGAGATAGGTCTCTGCGTAGACGGCGAACCAAACGAAATCATGCACGTGTTGATACACGAATTGGCGCACTGTACGGACGACGAGTATTCACACAGTCCAGAATACTGGGAAAAGTACGACAAGCTCAAGAGCATGTGCGTCGCCATAGGTGTTTACCAAGAGATACCAGAGAAGACCAAGTTCTGTGGTAAACACATTCAGGATAAATAATATATGTTTATCATAAATGAGAGAACTCCCACTTCTTATACTCCTATGGATTTTGGTACTATTCACTATATATAGCCCATTGCTCACGCGCGAAGCTAAACCTGAAGCCAAGAAGTGGGCGAACGCCGCGTTGCTTACCTTTGCGGTTCCACAACTCATCAATCTGATTGCGCGTGGATACAAGAAATTCGGTAAATTGGGTGTCGATTACAATTTCATGATGTGGACTTCGCTCATGTCGTTCGGTCTCTTCGCGACCTACGTTCAAAACAAGACGCTCGCGCAAAAGGTCGGTGATTTCGGGAAGGATATTGAAAGCACAGGAACTACTCTGACACTTTTAATACCCACATTGATGGTTTCTATGATTATTAACTATTACATGCTCGGTAAACAAATCTACGTCCACTACATTTAAGCGTAACGCTTGAGAAGGAAGAAGATACCAGCCGCGACCGCACCGGTCGCCGCGAGACCAACCGCGCTTCTGTGTCCTTGATCATTCAAGAACTGTGGAACGTAGTTGGCGAGCTTTTCTTGCACTGGCTTACTAATGGCAGCCGCAGTACACGCCGCGACGATGACGGCTTGCATCTGCTCATCAGTAAGGTTGAATGGGTTCTTGTTTTGTGGAGCTGCTTGTTGCTGCTGTTGTTGTGGTTGCATAACCATGGGCTGTTGCATGACAACTGGCTGTTGCACGCGTGGGTCGGCCTCCATCATTGGGGGTTCGAGTGGCATTTCTGGTTGGCCCATGATGTCGGAGATTGGAGTGGAATCCATGGTCATTTCTTTATTTTGACTCACATTTTTTTCGGGTTGGTTTTGTTGCACGAAAGAAGTCGTGAGAGGCACCATTCCATCGTCATTTTCAGAGAGATTCAGCGTCCGGACGTCAGTCGACATTTATGTAGGCTGACTTTTTTGAAATCGCTTAGTGACGCATCGTCATTTTCGTTTCGTAACGGTGAGGCGTGTTTTCTTGGTGGCATTCTTTGCGTCCGCCTCCTGTTGTTCCAAATATTTTGGGTTATACGTTTTCTTGTGCATGCTCCAAAGTTGTGGACTCCCAACCCTGAATCCGTTTCTTATTTTAGCCTTGTACCAGAAGACACAATCCTGTATTTTATTAGATTTAACAGTATTATCTAATACAAGGCACTCGTAGTTTTCTGTACACGCATCCATTACTTTGCAGAACATATCAAACGAGGGAAATATCCCAAAGAAGGATTTATAGAGCTTTTCTCTATTCTGTATGATGTTTTCCCTGAGTATAAACACATAGTCAACATTGGCACGAAGAGCCGGTGGAAGGTCCATCACGTACTGCATCGTCAACATGAAGAAGATGTTAAAGTGTCTCCCGTTCATGAAACACTGACGTATCCTGGTCTCCTTCAAAAATTTGGAATCATACATGCAATCATCCAGAAGCATGAATGCCCCGTTTGTTTTGTTCTTCCCTCTGGTACCCACGAGCTTTCTCTGCCTGGACAAAACCCTGTCTACGGCCTCACCGTCGTAATCTCCATAGACACACACGTCTGGGATGAAATTTCCGTAAAAGTGGTTTCCTTCTTCTGTGCCTGATAGAACAATCCCTGCTGGTATGTGTTTCTTGTAGTACATGATGTCTTTGACGAGCGTCGATTTACAT